GGCGGCGCGGCTGCCCCGCTCGTGGACATCATGATCTCGATGCTCGAAGCGGTCCCCAATCCTGACGGCGCAAACCTCGTGTTCTACATGAACCGCACCGTCCGGAAGATGCTCCGCATCCAGATCAAGGACGGCGTGCAGGCGGGTGGCGGCCTCACCTACGAGAACTATGCCGGACGCCGGACGCTCATGTTCGACGGCTATCCCGTGCGCCTCGTGGACAAGATCACGAACACGGAAACCGCCGTTGCCTAATGTGCCTGACTTTTTGAACTAGAAGGAGATGCTCAGATGAAACTCGACGGACTGTTGATTTTCTCGGATGCCCAGGCCATCACGGCTGCCGCGGCTTCCGACAGCTTCAAGAACTGGGAAGCGGCCATCGACATGGGCGCTGGCAACGACCTCTATGCGGTCAGCGTGGTCGACGTCGCGTTCACCGACGGCTCGTCCAACTCGACCCTGACGGTCGACTATCAGCTGGATGATTCGTCGTCTTTCGGCTCGATCCAGACCGCTCAGACGCTCTACACGATCCCCGCGCTGGCGGCGGTGGGGGATACGTTCGTGGCGAAGCTGAATCCGGTGACGACTCCGGAGCAGTACGCCCGGATCTACTACACGCCGAACAACGGCAACCTGACGACCGGCAGCGTGACCACGTTCTTCACCACGAACGCCCAGGTGTGGCGCAAGTACGCGAAGAACTACACCGTGTCGAGCGCGAATCAGTTCTAAACCAATCTCGCTTGGCTGGCCCTCATGTTTGGGGGCCAGCCTCGCGGGCTGACAAGGAGATAGACGATGGCGAGATTCCGGCTGCTGTGCAAGGCTGCGCGTCCTGGCTTCTACGGCGACAGGATGCACTATCCGGCGACGGGGCCCGAGAGCGATCACAAGCGAGCAGGGTTTGCCTTCGCGCTCTTGGAAGACGCTCTCCGCTACGATGCGGAAGGGAAGATGGAAGTGGACAAGGATCTGAAGCCGATCCTGCCAAGCTGGGTGCTTCCCCAGGAGGAACTGAAGCCCATCAACCCGAAGGAAACGCCGCACGTCATCGTATCTCCCCGCAAGCAGCGCATGGGCAAGCGCAATCTCCCCAAGGGTGTGCGGGACGTCGCGCCGAAGGCGTGGCCCGAGAACGTCCAGCCCAAGGATCACATGGATCCCGATCGCGTGGTCAGGATCAAGAAGGCGGGCGCTACCGCCGTGCAGGAAGAGGATGAGGATTAACAACGATGGGCAATAACGTAAACGCCTTTGAGCGTTGTGGCGCAACGATTCTGGTGGCTGCGGATGCGACCGCCCCAACGGGAGCGCCGACAACCTCCGTAGGCATGAGCGGCATTATCGAATTCCGCCTCTACAACGCCGGGGCTGCCACCGTGTTCTATGCCCACGGGTCGACCGCTGCGGAAGCTACGGCGAATGCCGCCATCCCCACGGGCAGCGGCGGCAGCGCGAAGAACGCATCCCCCATCGGCGCAGGCTCTACCGAAGTGGTCTCTGCTCCACGCGATTCCTACTGGAGCGGCATCACGGCTGCGCTGGCGTGCAGCTTGTACGTCACGCCTGGAAAGGGAATCTAAACATGGCGATGCATGGAGACGGGGCCGGCCAACTGGCGGCCGGGAACTTTGTCCAATCCAACGCCACCATTGCCGGAACCAATATCACCGGCACCGTGGCCAGCAACGGGCTGTCCCTCAGCGTGGGCAACTACATCACCACCGCGATGGCCTCGAACCGCGGAACTGATTTCGTCCAGGCGACGGCGACGATTGCGGGAACGAACATCACAGGAACCGTCGCGTCAAACGGGCTCTCTTTGAGCGTGGCGGCGGCAGCGGGCGTTACCCTCTCGCGCTACGAGCCGGTTCCGTTCATCAACGTGGCGTCTACGAGCATCAACCCAGCCAGCATTTACTTCTACCACGTCGATCTTCCTCAGAACGTGGCTTTCAGCAACGTGTTCTTCATGAACAGCGTCGCGCTCAACCAGCCTGGAGCGACGTCTCAGAATTCTACCGGCACGCTCAGGTATACCTTCACCGAAGGCCTGACCCTGTTCAAGCGCGTGGACTTCGGGGCCAACTCCACGAACATCACCACGGTGTGCAGCGGGAGCTTCGGATTCACGGTGGGTCACAGCTATTCCAGCACCTCCCAATCTTTTGCGATCTCTTGGGCGACGGACACTGCGGGCGGGAATAGCAACTTTGCCAGCACCAGCAGCGCGTTCACCGGATTCAGTACGTGTCTTCAGGGCAGCGGGGGAATACTTCTTTGCGAATCGCTGGTCTTCGACCACGGGAACGACGAACACCAACCACACGCTCATTGCCCAGTCCCGGCTTGGGATCGCAGTCTCTCAGGATCTTGCAAGGTGGATCGGCAACAACAACCTGAACGCCCTCGGAGGGCACGGGGCTGGAAGGGCGAGCGCCATCACCACCAACAACACGATGGCGATCTCGAATATCACCTACAACCAAGATCCGACGCCCTACATGGTGCTGCTCAACGTCTCTACGAGCATCTAATGAAGCAGGAACTCATCATTCAGGATTTCGGCGGGGTGAATAACGCCGATCTCTCCAAGACGAGCGCCCGACTCATCAAGGGCAGCTCTTGGAAGAAGCAGCGCGTCATCGTCATCATCCCGGCTGCGGACATGATTCCGGCGAAAGTCGCGCTCTCTCACTGGAACCTGGGTTTCCCCCCGAACAACGGGGTGGTTCGCATCCTCGCTCAGGGCATGGAAGTCGGAGACGCCTACTCGACCGCCATCGAGCAGATCATGTCAAACGGGGAACTGTGCAACTGGGAGTACCTCCTCACCATCGAGCACGACAATATGCCGCCTCCCGATGGCGTTGTGAGGCTTATCGAGCGAATGGAGGAGCGCAAAGAATTCTCCTGCATCGGCGGCCTCTACTTCACGAAGGGCGAAGGCGGCGTGGCTCAAATCTGGGGCGATCCGAAAGATCCCGTGGTGAACTACCGGCCTCAGCCTCCAGATCCCAACGGCGGGCTGGTCGAATGTTGCGGCACCGGGATGGGCTTCAATCTCTGGCGGCTCAAGATGTTCAAGGACTCGCGGCTGCGGAAGCCGTGGTTCAAGACCCTGAAGGGCGCGGAGGGGTTCGCCACCCAGGATCTTTACGCCTGGGGAGACTTCCGGAAGAACGGATACCGCTGCGCCATCGACTGCTCGGTGAAGGTGGTGCATTATTCGCATGAAACCGATATTTGCTGGTAGAGGGAATGATGAAATCGAATCTCGCTGCCGTGAAGAAGCCCAAGCCCCTGGTCAAGCTGGACTTCGGCTGCGGCCCCAATCCAAAGGAAGGCTTTGAAGGCGTCGATCAGTACGCCTTCGGCGGCAAGGTCAAGCACGTCATGGATCTGCGGGAGAAGACCTGGAAATGGTCGGCTGGCTCCGTTGAGGAGATCCATTGCTCTCACTTCCTGGAGCATCTGACCGCCGTCGAGCGTTGCCACTTCCTGAATGAGTGCTACCGCATCCTCGTCCCTGACGGGAAGATGACCGTCAACACCCCGCATTGGGCGTCCAACCGCGCCTACGGCGATCCGACTCATCAATGGCCTCCGGTCAGCGAAATGTCCTTCTACTACCTGTCGAAGACGTGGCGGATGGAGAACGCTCCGCATACGGACAGCTCGGTGTGGAAGGAAGGGTACTCCTGCAATTTCGAGGCGGGTTGGGGCTACAGCTTTGACAAGCCCCTCAGCCTTCGGAACCAGGAATACCAGCAGTTCGCGCTTCAGAACTACAAGGAAGCGGCACTTGACCTGATGGCGACCTTGAAGGCGCTCAAGTGAAGCTGACCAAGGCAGAGGAAGAACTAGCCCGGAAACTCGCCCGCCTGGATGTCGAGCGCAGGGTGGAAGTTGAGATGAGGGCATCCTCGATGGTGCTGATCCGATACGAACGGAGCAAGAGGCAGACGCGATGAAACGGTGTCTCGCGGTCGTGCTGGCTGTCTTGATCCCCGCTTGCGCTCACGATGAGGACAATATCGTGAAGGTGCTGCCCGTTTCCATCGCGGATGCGGATTACGGGAACGGCCACCCTCTAGTCAGGAATGCCGCGCAAAACGCTGCGCTGGAGCAGGCCCACGTTTCCGCGGTGAATGCATGGCGCGGCTCGGTGGGACTTCCCGCGTTTGCGGTCAGCGATTCCCTATCTGCGGTTGCTCGGGCCTATTCGGAGCACATGACGCTGGAGCCGTTCTTTTCGCACACGGCTCCGGAAGGCGGGAAGTTGAGCGACCGGATCATCCTTGCTTGCGGCGTGCCGATGATCTACGCGGCTGAGAATCTGATGATGACGTCGGACGGCTCTGCTGCATCGGTGCTCGCGGGATTCCTTGCCTCGCCGGGGCATAAGGCGAACCTGTCCGACACGACAGCGAACACCCTTGGCGTTGGGATCTGGTTCAGCGGTTCGATGTACTACGTCACTTACGAAATGGTGTGGCGGTGAACGATGGCTGCTAGCAAAACGATCATCTGCAATCGCGCTCTCCACTTCATCGGCATCGGGGAGGAGATTGCATCGATCAACGAGCGTTCACCGGAAGCGGAAGCCTGCCTCCTGTTCTATGACGATACGCTTGATGAGCTCCTCCGCGAATTCCCCTGGCCCTTTGCCCGTCGCAGGGTGTCGCTCGCCCTCGTCAGCGATGAAGATACCGCCTACAACAGCGAGTTCTACTTCGCCTACCGATACCCGAGTGACGCGCTCTACATCCGTCGCATCGCCAGCGGCAGCATCCCCGACACCTCCGAGACGCTGATCCGCTACCAGATTTCAAGCGATGACTCTGGCTTGCTGCTGCTCACCAATGAAGCGGACGTGGAGATCGACTACACCGCGAGGATCACGGACACGCAGCTATTCCCGGTCGACTTCGGGATGGCGCTGTCCTATCGCCTTGCGGCCTACATTGCGCCGAGACTCGCGGAGGATCCATCGAAAGCCGGTCAGATCGCCATGAGGGGCTATCAGTTCTCCATTGAGAAGGCCCGGAATATGGCGGCTTCGGAAGAGTCGGAAGGTCCACCGCCCATGAGTTCGTTTCAGAGGGCACGCTAAATGACCATCGGCATGGCGACGACGCTGAGAAACGCTCGACTCGATCAGATCAAGACGGCGATTGATGCTGGTGGCGGTGCTGGGAAGCTGCGCATCTACGACGGCTCGCGGCCGGCCACGGGAGGCACCGTTACCAACCTGCTGGCGGAACTCGTCCTCACGCTCCCCAGCGCAGGGGCCGCATCCGGTGGGGTGTTGACCTTCAGCGCGATCACGCAGGATTCCGCGGCGGACGCCACGGGTACGGCAACCTGGGCGCGGATCGTGACCTCTGCCAATGCCTTTGTGCTGGACTGCTCGGTAGGCACGTCCGGCGCGGACATCAACTTTGCAACGGTGGCGTTTGTGGCGAACGCGATTATTCAGGTGACTTCGGCAACGATCACGGAGGCGAACGCATAATGGGCAGACAGCTATTCCAAGATGGCCCATACATTGATCCGCAGGTAGCGAACGGCTCCGCGCTGGTGTCTACCTCTGCGGAAGCGCTCTGGATCGGCGCGACGTTCACGCCAATCTTTGCGAACGACCCGAAGGCCGGGAAAATCTACACCATCAAAGCTGGCGGGATCCTGTCCACGGGCGCTTCCGGTACGTTGATCCTGATTCCACAGTACGGCGCTTTGGGCGGCACGACGCTGGGCACCTCACAGACCGTCACCATGCCGATCAACATGACCAACGTGGCGTGGAGGCTGGAGTTTGACCTCGTGTTCCGCACCATCGGCGCTGCTGGCGCGAACTCCACGTGCATCGGGACGGGCACGTTCACCACCGCGCCGTTTACGTCCGCTCCCGCTGTTGGCATCTCCTGCGTGATCCCGTTCGGAGGAACGTCCGCTTCCGTGGATGCGACGATCAACAGCGGCCTCACGATCTCCAAGACGTTGAGCGTGGCCGGTTCGGTGACGGTCCAGTACGCCTACATTTTTAGCCGGAACTAATGCCCGCATTCCAAAGCCACAACGCCGTCATGGGGGTGCCTCGGACTGTTGGCCCGAAAATGGCAAGCGGCTTCAACGAAGTCATTCCCTATTACGAGGAGCGCAATTACCTCGTCAGCGGAGTGACGAAGGATTCAACGGGAGCGGCCCTCGGTGGTTGCACGGTTAAGCTGTTCAACAGCGCCACCAACATCATGGAGCAGACCGTCATCTCTGACGCAAGCGGGAACTTCTCTTTCAATGTGAACAAGACGCAGACGTGGTATCTGGTGTCGTTCAAGGCGGGTGCGCCTGAAGTGGCTGGAGTGTCCAACAACGCTCTGGTGGCCTCGTGACGGACCTATTCCTCTATCAAGGCGAATCGCCTTCCAGCAACGTCATGCTCGCGGATCCCACGGTCCTGCGCTCGGGAGCGGGGAATCCCACGATTGCCGGGACGCTGGCGGTTACGCTCGTGGATGCCACGTCAACGGCTTCCGGCTCGGAGAACTTCTCCGCTTCCGCTGCTTCCACGCTAGGGGCTGCAACGCAGGCCGGCGCGGGGAATGAACTCCTGACGTCTACGGCTGCATCCACCCTTGCCGCGGCTACTTTGGCGGCTTCCGGCACGGAATCGTTCTCGCTGGCTTCTCTCGCGTCGACCCTGGCTGCTGCTACGGCGTCTGCCTCGGGTGCGGAGAGATTGAGCGGTACGGCTGCTCCTACGCTCCAAGCCGCTACGGGCTCGGATGCGGGTAGCGAAGTGTTCCAGGGAGCGGAAGGTGGAGTCCTTGGCGCGGCTACCCTTTCGGGTGCTGGAGCCGAACGCTTCAGCGGCACCTACGGGGCAGTCCTTGCGGCGGTGACGTTCGCAGGCTCCGGGCGGGAGCGGTTGACTGGCGCGGTGGCGAAGTCGTTGGCTGATGCGACGTCCAGCGGGGTGGGCTCCGAAGTGTTCCGGGCGGCGGCAGCGGCCTCTACGGGAGATGTTTCGATCGATGCGGCGGGGTTCAAGCAACTGCTGCATCTGGGCTGGTTTGAGTGCATCCTTGGGAATGCCCATCTTGGTGGAGTCGGCGTGATGCGCCTGCGGCCCAGGGAGCCTAATCAACCCTTCACCTTCAAGGCCATCACGATCAGGGATACCTATGACGTGCCGTCCAAGCGGGTGAAATCCGCCCATCGGACGCGGAAAGCGTTGAGGCTCCGATGACGTCGAAAGTGCAGGGAAGTTTTGCGGCCGGGGTCATCTCTAAGGAATACTTTGGGCGCAGGGACCAGATCCGCTATCAAACGGGCCTCGCCCAGCTGCGCAACATGGTGGTGATGAAATCCGGCGGGGTGCAGAATCGCACGGGCACGGAGTACAAGGGCGTGGCGCTTCAGCCCACCCTTGCGGTGCGCCTCCGCACTTGGCGTTTCACGGATGCATTGACCTTCATGCTGGAGTTCAGCAATCTCAAGCTGACGTTCCGCAGGAATGGCGTCCCGGTGCTGGAAGCGGCCAAGACCATCACCGCAGCGACGAAGGCCAGCCCTTGCCAGCTGACGAGCGTAGGGCATGGGCTCTCGGTCGGGGATCGCGTCTATCTGTCTACTTTCGTGGGCATGACGGAGCTCAATGACCGCTACTTCAAGGTCCGCACGGTTCCCACGGCGGATACGTTCACGCTCAGCTGGGTAGGGGATGGCACGGCGGAAGGGACTGCGCTGGATTCCTCGGCCTTCACCACCTACACGAGTGGCGGCACCGCGGAGCGCGTCTACACGATCGCCACGCCTTACGCGACGGGGGATCTCGCTACCCTCCAGTTCTGCCAGTCTGCCGGGACGATGGTGATTACCCATCCCACCTACGCCCCCAGGAAGCTGACCAGGGCATCCGCGACGTCTTGGACGATTGCCACACCCACCTACGGCCCCACGACTTCCTATCCCACGGGAGGAAGCGCGACGTTCTTCACTAGCGGGGCGAATACCTTCAACTACATGGTGACGTCGGAAGACGAAGCAACGGGGATTGAATCCCTCTCGGGCACCGCCCATACACGCACGATCAACGCCATCACGAATGCCAATCCCGCGGTCTGCACGGTGACGGCGAGCGTCGATACGATCTACCAGACGGGCGATGAGATCCAGATGGGCACCGTCTCGGGCATGACGGAGTTGAGTGGCAGACGCTTCAGGATCGCCCGTCTCAGTACCACGACGTTTCAGCTGGTTGGGGAAAACTCGACCAGTTACGGCGTCTTCAGCGGCACGAACAGCGTTTATCTCTGCCACATCAATCTTCAGGGGGCTTTGGAGACGCCGACGATCCAGGCTCCGAACACCGTGGTGACGAATGCAGCGGCGACGACCGGCGTGCGCTACACCGTCTACAAAGAAGCGGGCGGGATCTACGGCTTTATCGGGCAGACCTATGCGCTGACCTTCAGCGACAACGGGATTACCCCCGACACCCTCCAGTCCGTGCCGATCTACCGTGAACCGTTCCAGGGCGCGAGCAACTACCCTGCGGCCTGCACGTTCTATCAACAGCGTCTTATCATGGGTGGATCCGCGAATCTCTCGAACGGCGCGGATACGAGCGTGGTGGGAGACTTCTTCAACTTCACCATTCACAGCCCGCATGAGGATACCGATGCGGTGAGATTCACCACGGCGGGCTACGTCGATTCCCTCAAGCACATGGTGGCCCTCGATAAGCTTGTGGCCTTTACCAGTGGCGCAGAATGGGTGGTAGCCGGCGGCGGTGAAGGCGGCACGCTGACGCCCACGGAAATCAACGCCGTCCCGCGCACCTATAACGGTTCCGGCGACTTGTTCCCCCTGCTGATCGACGGCAACGCCATCTACAAGCAGGATCGTGGGCAGATCGTCAGGGACTTCTTCTATTCCCTCGATGCCAACGGCTTCAAGGGGAAGAACCTGATCCAGTTCTCTGACCAGCTGGTGAAGAATCACACCATCACGGATTGGGCCTTCCAGCGCAGCCCCAACGGCATCATCTGGGCGGTGAGGGAGGATGGGACGCTCCTTTCCTGCACCTATCAGCCGGAACACGAGTTCTACGGCTGGGCGGAACATGACCTTGACGGCGGGGTGGTGGAGAACGTCTGCGTAGTCCCCGAAGGTACCGACGAAGACGCGGAAGACGTCCTCTACATGGTGGTGGCCCGTACCTTGGGAGACGGCTCTACCACGCGGTACATCGAACGCCTCGCCAGCCGCAACTATGCCGACGTGGTGGATGCGGTGTTCATGGATTCGACCAAGAGCTACGACGGCACGGGCACCGGGACCATCACCCTCTCGGGCTCGGGCTGGACGAATGCCACCTCGCTGACGGCGACGTTCACGGTAGCGCAGACCAATGCCACCGTGGGGAATGAGATCCAGCTCAACGGTTTGGACGATGACGGGGAAACCTTCCA